CTAGAAACTTATTACAAGAAACACGCAATACAGCTAGATTTGCTAAACCTGAATATAAACCAATGCTTATGATATTTTATAAACATGGTTTTATAAACTTAGGTGTAGAAAAAAACTATGACTGGATGCATTTTGAAGTTAAAGATTAAATTATGATAAACTTGAAAAAACACATTGACAATTACAAACAACCTACTCCTATAAAATATAGAAAAATGGGAGATCTTGCTTTAATTATACTTGTTACTTTACAAGGAATTATTGCAGCAGCACCTAGTAATATACTAAATGAAAAACAAGCTTTTTGGATAGGCTCTATAATAACAATATTAACTGTTATGTTTAAGTTTTGGACTAATACTAAAATACATGAGAATAGCAGCATATAAACGACTTTTAATTACTATTGGTATAATGTTATTAATTATATCAGTAAGTAGCTGTAATCCAACAAAACGCTTTCAAAAGGCTATTAATAAGTTTGGGCAAAAAGAATCTGCTAACTATATTATAACACATTATCCTGAATACTTTACAAATAAAGTTATTCATGATACTACAATAGTTGAAATACCTGTTATTATACCATCAGATACTCTTAATGTAGGATTTGATTGTGATAGTTTAGTACAAGCTTTACAAGATGGTACAGTTGTTGTATTAGGTGAAAACAAGAAACTAAAACTTGAAGTAGAAAAGTTAGGTAAAAAACTTAAGATTAAAAGTACTTTAAAACCTGACACTTTACTAATACATGACACTATTGTAGTAACTACTAAGACACCTTGTCCTGATTTAGATAAATTATCTACTCATGATGTAGATCTTTTAAAAGAACAAATTAAACATAAAAAATCCCAAATTACCAGTTTGTATCTTGTGATAGCATTACTTATAGCTGGTTTTATAGCATTTGAATATTTTAAATATAATAAAAAGCAAGATAAAACTATTTAAATTAATAGATTTGAATTATACAAATGCGTTATATTACTTTATTAACATACAGGCTCTTACTTAAGTATGAGCCTTTTTACTTGAAATAGAATGGCTACAACAACATCCTTAAATCATATTGTGTTTCTTATACTTGACCAACTTAGAGGTAGATCGGTTGTTACTGATACTATTATGCCTGAGCAAGTTGAGCAAATAGTAATCAATTTAAGATCTCAACTTATTAAACAAGATTCTAATAAAGGTTATACAGCTGATCCTTATATTATTCAGGATCTAGGTTGTGTAGAAATGGAGGTAGTAGATGCAGCTGAATCTTGTATTATTGAAGCAGGTTGTAACTTATTAAGAAGTGTTAAACCTCTACCAAGTACTATAGAACTTCATCATAGTCAATTATTTACTAGAGTTGGTCCTGTTAACAAAGGATTACCTGGTTATGATTATGTACACTATGAAAGAATACCTTATGTATTAACAAACAAATATACTAAAAATAGAGTTAAGTATTACATGCAAAATACAGATGGTTATTTATATCTTGTAGTACCTAACAATATATTACAAGTACTTAGATTTATAAATGTACAGGGAGTGTTTGAAGATCCAAGAGATGCCTATAATTTTGAAGATTGTAGTGGTAAAGTTTGTTATTCTTCATCAGATCCATTCCCTATTAAAAACTGGATGGTTAATAGTATAGTAGATATGGCAGTTAAGTTATTTTTAGCTCAACAAGCTGTTGTACCTGCTGATACAACTAATAATAGTGAAAATGATTTTGGAACGCAAGCTAAGTAATACTGAATTAGGTATTAAAGAAAGAGGTAAAGGTAAGTATCCTGCTGACTACGGGTTAGGGGATTACTATAAGTATTATTTAAATAATCTTAGTAAAAGTGAGTTACCTTTGGGTACTGATTTAAAAGATTTAAAATATAGTGTATCTTTTAATAAGTATAGAAGTGTACTTATGAAGATCTTTAGGAAGGCTAGAACTAAGATGATTCTTACTAACTCTGAGTATCAACTACCTTGTAAAATGGGTAAGATTATAATACAAAAGGTTAGAAAGAAACTAAGACTAGATGAGAATGGTGAAGTAATTAAACGCATTCCTATTGATTATAAAGCTACTAGACAACTTTGGGCTACTGATGCTGAGGCTAAAGAAAAAAAGCTTAAAGTATATCAATTTAATGATCATACTAATGGTTACAGATTAAAGATAGTATGGTTAAAAAAGAACTGTAACATGAATAAAAAGAAATTCTATAAACTTACAGCTGTAAGAGAATTTAAAAGACAAGTACCTGAACTAGTTAAAAAACATCCTGAGTTAGATTTTTTTGTAAGTCCTTTCTCAGAATATTAAAATATAAAATATGGCATTAAATGGTAAATTAATTTCAGTTAATGAAATTATAAATAATGTACTTAGGGATAACCAATATAAGAATCAGCAATTTGATGTAGGTAGTTTTGTAGAATGGTCTAATGAAGCTTGTGACTTAATAGGTGTTCCATACAATCTTATTAATGATTATGCAATCATTGATATTAATAATCACAAAGGATTTATTCCTTGTAACTTACACACATTAGATCAAGCTATGGTGCTTACTCAAAATGGTGTAATAGTACCTATGAGAGGTACAACCTCTACAACTCACCCTTGGAACATTAATAATATTAATGACTATCCACTTGTTAATCCTGTACAACCTGTAGGATTTGATCCTAACGGTAACCCAATAATCAACTTTAATAATTATGATAATGCAATTACTAAAGGATTGATTAATAATTTACCATATACTTTAAGAGATATTACATATAATGTACAAGGTAATTACATATTTACCTCTTTTAAAGATGGTGCTCAAGTAATTATGTTTTACAAAGCTTTTCCTGTTGATGAGGAAGGATATCCTCTTATACCTGATGATATTAGCTTTAAACAAGCTGTACAGTCTTATGTAAGACTTAAAGTAGATTATATCTTATGGAGAAAAAATATTATTGCTAGAGATGTATTTGAGTATTCTGAAAGAGAATGGATGTGGTATGTAGGTCAAGCTAAAACTAAAGCACTTACTCCTAATTATGATATGATGGAGTCTTGGAAGAATCAACACCTTACACTTATGCCTAGAATTAATGAACAAGCTAGAAACTTTGAAGGTATTGGTCAATCTCAATATATTAACTTTGGTATGAAAAACTATAGGTACTAATGGCTGCAGAACAAGAACAACAAAATCCTCAATCAAATGGTATTGGTATAAATACTTTTACTGGTGGTCTTAATCAAGACTTAGCTAAAACTGTATATAAACCAGGTAACTATTTAGATGCTTTAAATATAACTTTGCTTACTGATAGTGGACTTAGTACAGCTGTAGTACAAAATAAAAAGGGAACTAAACTACAAATTCAGTTTCCTGCAACTATACCTGCAGCTACTTATGAAACTAATGGTGAGTATCCTCAATATGTACCTGAACAAGAAAATATTCAGGCTATTGAAGGAGTAGCAATGACTAATGGTTCTGGAGTACAAACCTTATTCTTTTTTACAAAGAGTAATACTGTTGGTGATCTTAATGATAATGGTTATGGTCAAATCTGGAGATGTCAATTCTTAGGTACTACTGATAATATTAATGGTACTACTAATGGATATCAATTGACTGTTAATAATCATTTAATGTACAATAGAGATTTAAACTATAAGTATGTTGAAAGGATTAAAGCTCTTGCTAAATATGAAAATCAAAACTTTGCTAGAATCTATTGGACTGATGGTATCAATCCAGTAAGATCTATTAATACTGTTGGACCATTATCAACAGTTATACAAACTCCTGTTAGAACTTTAAATATAGTATCTGAAGTTAATTTAGATACTCCTGTTATTAAAAGATTAATTAAAGGTAGTTTACCTGAAGGTAGATACCAATTAGCTTATAGATTATTAAATGAACAAGGTTGTTTAACTAACTTTAGTACTTGTAGTAATCTTATAGATGTTATTGAAGGTAATGAATTTAATAGTGAATTTGGATATCCTCTTGCTGATACTGTAGAAATTACTACAGATGTTATGGCAGCAACAGATACTAAAGAAGTTATTGATTCTCAAAAAGGTATTGAGTTTTATATACCTCATATTGATAAAGATTATCAAATGATTCAATATGCTTTGATACATTACTCTCAACCTAATTTACCTGAAATATTTGTTTACCCTTATAAAGAGATATCATTATATACTAATCAAAATGAAAGTTTTACTGATTTGTATAGTGATACTACTTTATTAACAACAGAGGAGTTTAATATAATGTATGCTCCTTTTGAAAAAGCACAAACTATTGAAATTAAAGATAATACATTATTTGTAGCTAATACTACCAATGATTTATTTAAAGTTAATGTAGATTATAGAGCATATAGATATAATACTGCTGGTCAATGTACTACTTATGAATTAGATGGTACTAGCAATACGTTTACTACTAATTATCCAGGTAATACACAATTAGATGTTATTAATCCTTATAATGATGATAGTGGTAAGATTTATGGATTAAATCCTGGTGGTACTACTACTAATTGGTTTACTAATCAACAATATAAATTTCAACAAAACGGTGTTACTATAGGTGGTCAAGGTCCAAATATTAGTTATACATTTGGAACAACTAGTATGGTTATGGATACTAATCTTGGATTACCTCTTAATAAAGCTCCATTAATTAAAACAGAAGTTGATAATAACTCTACACTTATAAGTGTACCTAATCATGTTACCAATAACAATGGCAGTTTTAGTAGTTTAAAATCTCCTTATAAAGCTAGTTGTCAAGTGTCTTGGCAACGTGGAGAAGTATATAGGTTTGGTATTACCTTTTATAATAAGAAAGGACAAGCTTCTTATGTTAATTGGATAGGTGATATTAAAATGCCTGACTTTAATGAAGT